TTACATCATCATGTCGCTGTCAGGTGTGGGGTCACCGCCATCTGAAGCACTCCCCTCACCCGCGATACCTTCCGGCTCCGGAACTGCCGGTGCGCCCAGCAGTTCATCCAGAATGGCATCCACTTCTGCATCAAGACGCGCCTCAAGGTTCTGGCGGAGTTTCTGTTTCAGTGCGCTCAGGACTTCTTCAGAGCGCAGGACTTCCTTCACTGCCTCTGCAGTGACCAGGGATGTAATTTCTGACATGGGATTTTCTCGTCGAAAGGTGTGATTAAGAAAGTTGCAGCTAAATGAGCGGCTCTTCGGGTTTGCTTCCGGCTGACTGACTGGCGCTGATTTTCTCTGCGGCCCTTTTATCAATCTGCCTGCGCCAGAAATCGCGCACTGCCCTGTACCCACCCGAAAGAAGATACAGCACACAGACCGCCGTACAGAAGTACAGCATTAACTGGTTCAGAAATGTCATGGTTTCTCACCGTGATAGTTGACATGATTTACTTATTTTTGTAGAAAAACACCGCAGACTTCGGTGTCATCATGGTCGTTTTACCAGCCGCCAGCATTCATGTAGTGGACAAAGTTCATCCCTTTCCTTCATTGCTGGCGGCCTTTTTTATCATGCCGCGGCATCCGCGTTGTTCACTTCCACCTTCACACTGTCAATAAGCAGCGTATATGTCGCCGCCTTTGATATGCCTGTCAGTTGCAGTTTGTCCGCCGACCCTGATGCCGGAGATTTCACCAGTGTGAACGGCGTACCCCGTTTCTCATCCAGTACCGGCGTCACCTGAATGCTGTTGTTTCCGGCAAACTCAAAAGCCAGTGTGTGCCATCCGTTATCAAAGACCCCGAACGTATCCAGCTTCGCATTCTGCTTCTTGTGGTACATCGCGTTCAGGTTCGTCGCATCCGTCTGCAGGAAGAAGGACATCAGCATGTCGTTGCCTTCCTCTGACAGCGTCACTCCCTCCGGCAGGGACGACAACTGCCAGTAAATACCCAGGGCAAACTGATTCGGCACCAGTGAGCCAGGCACCTTAAACCGCACGCTCACACGTCCGCCTTTCTTCAGCAACTCTGCTCCCTGCCCGGCTGCATCATGCTCCAGAAACCAGATGTGGCTTTCCGGTTTGTTCAGTTGCAGGGCCTTACCACCGGTGGCACCCTCATCACTGACCACAGCCTCAGCGATGTTTTTATTAACACTGTCTCCGCTCGCCGGTTTGTGATAATAGCGCCAGCCCTGTGATGCCAGGTCTTCACCGGACGCCAGCAGACTCATCAGGGTTCGGTTACTGACCGGAGCTTCCGGCTCTCTCTCCGGGCCTTCACCGGAAGGTCCGGTGGGCTTCACCGTATCAGGCTGTTTTCCGGTAATGAATTCAGCGGTTCTCCCGGCGTGCAACAGAATCGCCGTTGCCAGACGGTCGGAAATAATCCCACGGCGAGCCCATGAACTGAAATGGCTTGCCCTGTCCACAGATGTCCAGGTCTTCTGGTCATTACGCCACTTTGAACCGTAATAACCGACGGTTTCCAGGTCCGGGTCTTCTGCCGGGTTATTGGTCTGCACATTCGCACCATTCTCATCCGTCATTAACGGTACAAAGAAAATGTTCTGCGACTCCTTACCCTTATACCCTCCGTATACTGATGCATACCCTTCCGCATGACGCTGCTTCCAGAAATACGTTGTGTCCCCGCAAATCCACGGTACCGCTGATGCGCTGCCTCCTGTGCTCTGTGATGCCTGACCGGCAAGCTCCGTTCTGAACTGATTCACCATCGCACTAAACAGCCCCGGATGCTGCGCATGCGTCCCCACTGCCGCATCACCTTCTCCCTGCATCCACACCACCGCAAGCAGACGGTTTTTCGGGTTCTTCGCCAGTGCGGCTTTAGTCCGGCTCACCAAATCCTGATACAGCGGCTTACCCACACCCCAGCGCAGTGAATTTTCCGATGCACCGGCTGATTCGCTGTATGTGCCGTCTGCCCCCGTTGTGAATGCCGAAGCACCACGGCAGCACGGAACCAGCAGAATGCCCGCATTCGCCGGTATAAACGGCAGCAGTTTTTTGGCGATATGCAGCCCCTGCCCCACGGTTCCGTACTGCCCCTTTGACAGGTCCGCTTTCGGATGGTTAAGACGGCTCATGTCCTGCACATCATGCAGACAATGGTCCGCCGGAATAATGTCGTTATACTTACAGGCGGCACCGCCCGGTGTCACCGTACTGCGACGCGCCAGCTGCTTAATACGCGGGTCCGGACGGTCATATGTCTCCGGCAGCGGAAGGCCTTCACCATACGACATGCCGTTTGACTGCCCTGCCAGAACCACAACAAAGTAATACTCCGGGTCGCTGGTGGCGCTGATTACTGTGCCTTCTCCATCCGACGGCTTCACCAACACAGGTGTGGTGACATCACCTTCCGCCGCAATGGCCTGCATCAGGGTATAAGGCGTGATGGCCACCGGGCTGCCAAATGGCTGCCACCCCTCCTTCAGTTTTTGAGTCAGTCGCTCTGCAAGGTCTGACGGCGACGCCGCCCTGACCACATCGTAGTGTTTAAATGCCATGGTTCTTTCCACCATATTAAAAACAATTCTTTAAAATACCTGACATGCAATACAGAAAAAAAACACAAAACCATACCTTAAATGAAAACCTCATCATAAAGCAGGTATGCATGGATAAACTACAAGACGGGATATAAAAAACCTGTATTTAAATAAACAATAAACAACATCAGAAAAATAATTCTGCTCTATGGTTTACATTCAAAATTATCATTTATACTTTTCAGAACATCACCAGCACAGCATAAATAAGGGGGCTAAATGAAGTGGATTGTGATTGATACAGTTACCCAGCCATCATGCGGAATATCTTTTTCAGCCATATGGAGTAAAATAAAATTAATAATCTGGTATCAATCGGATGTTTTCTTACCTCCTGAAAGTATATTTACGTTGACTCACACAGGTATCGTACTTAATAACAAAGTGCTACCTGTAACCATTTACAACGTTGTACCATTCAATAAAAGATTCTGGGATTTAATCAAAAACAGCCAGGAATGTCCTGCAAATTCAGATAACGTATTGAAAGAATGCTTTAATAATCATTGCATTCTGCAAATATGCCCTTACGGACTAAAACAACAGTGTCCATAATTAGTTTACTCATATCTTACAAAATTCATATAAAAGCCCCTCCGGAGAGGGGCTAAAGCCGCGTATCTGTATCATCATGCGCATGATGCCGGGTGCCTCCCGGTGAGTTCAGCCCGGTGCCACCAAACCAGCGCGTTTACTTTCCTGGGTATCAAAGATAACACCTAATGCACCAGTCGCCCCTCCGCTCAGGGGGATTCACCATGCCTGTTTCTTTTAACAAACTCCCCGCAAAACAGACAACTGTCAACCGTCTGAATTGTGAGACATTTAAAATTTTCGGGGCATGACTGATACCCGGCTAACTACCTGGCATGTCCTTTTTCACCAAAGGAAAAAGCACCACCACAATACCGACCACCAGCACTCCATCCGCCAGCACCGACATGATCCTGCTGGTGAAATCCACCATCACCACCAGAAACAGCAGGAGTGCCACAGCGGCCAGACGCAGTTTTACCGTCACAGGTGGTTCTCCAGTCGCAGGCCAAGAACACCAGCAATCTCTTCCAGAACCTTACGCTCTTCCGGCTCAATTTCACCATCTGCTTCAGCAATAGCCACCGCCACATCCAGCACATCTTCCGCTTCACGCGTATCGTGTTTCACATCTTCAATTTCACGCAACGCCGCTCGACGACCAATTTTAAAGTTGGTGTCAAGCTGACCTGTGATCGTGGCACTGATGGCATTAATTTCTGACGTAAACGCGGACAACGCAGGCTGGTTACGTAATACCTGTTCGATCTTCGCTTTCTCTGAAGCCTCACATTCACCATCTGCATAGGCTACCAGGTAGGCAGCATTAATAACCGCCTGTGCCAGATCGCGTTTCTCAAACTTTTTAATTTCCGTTGCTGCTCTGCGGGTTTTCTTTTTGAAAATACCAAACATCGTGACGTTCCTTTGGGTGGGTGAGCCAACGCCCGGGAGCGATCTGCCCACAGAGAAAGTCACACTGACCACTCCGTAAGCTCACCCCCGAAAGGCTCTGTGGTTGATATGCGCCGGGCGTGGCGCGGATACAAAAAAGGCCGCCAATAGCGACCTCAGTTACGGGATTATTCTGGGGTTAAACGACTGTTACTCCCCCCAGACAAAATCATCACTTCCTGTTCGATGCGAGCCATAGTGAACCTCGTACTTATCTCCCGTCTTTCTTGCTTCCGTTTCTGCGTCTTCCTCTGTCGCAAAAACCCCAACAAGATGCCAGGGCGAGCTTCTTACCACAGCCCAACCTTTAACCCATCCTTTGTTGTCCTTATCTTCCATTAACACTTCAGAAACAAACATATTTATCTCCTTGTGGGTACCCAGAGATATTTTATGATTGCTCCCGGTCAGATCAATAAAGTGGCTTCAATTTTGCCTTAATGATCAAATCAGGGTGATTGACGGAATCGTACACCACCTCAATATTTTCATCCGTGGCGTCGATAAGATATTCTTTTACATAAGGACCTGTTGATTTTCCATGAAATACATCTTCAACAAGTACACTCTCCCCCTGAACAACACGAAAACTAACTTCTGTTTCGAACGGACCAATCGTCACCATCAGTTTTTTCACATAGCCTCCTGATAAGCACTCGATTTATTAGTTAATGGTGTAACGCTGATACAAAAAAGGCCCGCAAAAGCGAGCCAGAAAAATAAGTATGGCGCGTTGTACTGGATTCGAACCAGTGACCGATTGCTTAGAAGGCAATTGCTCTGTCCGGCTGAGCTAACAACGCTGAATACCGATAATGGACCGCCATCGAGGACTCGAACCCCGCGCAGCCAGCTTCGAAGGCTGACGCTCTGTCCCGATGAGCTAATGGCGGTATGTGATATGGTGGCCCTTGCTGGATTTGAACCAGCGACCTGGCGATTATGAGTCGCTCGCTCTCACCACTGAGCTAAAGGGCCGGGTGCAGGATAATAACGGTACGTAACTAATCCTGCAATATCATCCGTTCTGACTGGCTAAATCCTGAACTTCCCTGACCGTCTGCTCAAAACGTTCAGTCTCCAGCTCAACGCCAGTTGCACGACGCCCCAGCGCCATCGCTGCTTTGACTGTCGAACCCGACCCCATGAAAAAATCTGCAACCAGGTCCCCCGGACGACTGCTCGCGCTGATTATCTGCTGCAGCATTTCTGCCGGTTTTTCGCACGGATGTTTCCCGGGATAGTACTGCACCGGTTTATGCGTCCACACATCGGTGTACGGCACCTGCGCCGTCACGCCAAAATACCGCCGCAGATGCTTATATTCACTCTGCAGTTCCGCATACTGCCGGTTCAGTGAAGTATACGTCTCCAGCAGCTGGTGGTGGGGCTTTTCCAGTACACCGCGCTGATGCTTCTCTTCTGCCACCCGGGCAAACAGCGACTGTAATTTCAGATAATCGCTTTCGTTCGGTAGCTGCCACTGACTGGCACTGAACCAGTGCGACACCATGTTTTTCTTTCCTGTGGCATCCACTATCTGTTTTGCCGTTATCCCCAGGGCAGCACGCGCATCACGAAAGTAAGCAATCAGCGGAGCCATCACATGCTGTTTCAGTGCCCTGCCCTTCGCCTCATACCCGGCATCTTTCGGACGATACGGCCCCTGATAATGTTCCGCGAACAGAATGCGCTCTGTGGCGGGGAAATACGCCCGCAGGCTTTCCTTGTTGCACCCGTTCCAGCGTCCGGACGGCTTTGCCCAGATGATATGGTTCAGCACACTGAAGCGTTCACGCATCATGATTTCAATGTCAGACGCCAGGCGATGACCACAGAACAGGTAAAGACTTCCGGCAGGTTTCAGCACCCGCCAGAACTGCGCAAGACACTGGTCCAGCCATTTCAGGTAATCCTCATCCCCCGTCCACTGGTTATCCCAGCCCTCGGGCTTCACTTTAAAGTATGGCGGGTCTGTGACTATCAGATCGACAGAGTTTTCCGGTAAGGTCTGGATAAATTCCAGGCAATCAGCGTTGATTAGCTCACAACTGGATATTTTTACAGTATTAGCCATAGATCAATAAGCACTTCTCTGATAGGCTCATTCTGCTTTTGCGCAAAGCAGTGGGCCTGAGGTTTGCTTGTGATCCGGACGCATGAGCAGATGGCTGGTGAGTGCCCCTAACACCCACCAGCCGCCCATTTACCACAAATAAAAAAGCCTTCAGGACTGAAGGCGTCTGTAACAACCGAACTGATAGTCTGCCAGACCCGCCATAACAAGCTGGGTCAGTATTAACTGACAGCGTTCGCGTGAAAGGTACGTATTCTGCGCAATCTCCCCGACTGTCGCCGGTTCGGTGACGCTTAATTCATTAAACACCACTCTGGCGGTTTCGGTCATATCCTGCTGTTTCAGCATGTCTTTTTCCCTTTTCCGGTTAACGTGACACACCAATAACTCTTGTCGAAAAAGCCAGCAAGCTGAAAGACCGGTATTCACCGCCGCCAGCGCGTTTACTGTACTGGAGTGATTTCAGTCATAAAAAAACCCGCCTGGCGACGGGTGTAAAAAGTCTTCTAACGTCAGGCATAAAACGCCCATCGTTAGGGCAAATTTACCACAGATTCCGGAAAAATCAACCTTGTTACCTGGTTACCTTTTTTAACTGCCTCTCAGCCCATGCTTCCTCAATATCAAACTTGCTCACCAGCGCATCATAGAATTTCTTAACTGTTTTTTCCCATGACGCGCGTGTTATCTGGTTTGTCACCTCGCATATAGCATTAAATGCCTCTGTTGACGGCAATCTTTCATAGCCACGACCACCACAACGCTGGCAGTCCCTGATAACAGGCATACCCCGTTTTTCAGACTCTTCACGATGAATGGCAACACCGCGCCCACGACAATCTTTACAGGCGGTGGAAACCTCCCCCTTTCCGCCACACTCCGGACAGGCAACTTTTACCACCTCCCTGACTTTTTTCCATTCCTCCCAGTAAGACGGATACACGCCTTTTGTGCACTTTGCCCACACTGGCGGCTTACCATCCGGATACTGGATCTTGTTTGTAAAAACCTCGCTTTCAATAAATTTTTTTCCATGACAACAGGAGCACTGTTTTTTGCTCGCCGCGCTACGGGCATAATCTTCAAACGCATACGAAGCCATAATACGCATCACTGCCGGTTTTATTTCTGCCGGGAGTTTTCTTAACGCCGCCACGCAATCACACCGACTGAGTGCATATTCTGTCAGCAATTCTGTTGCCCGTTCTCTGTCATTCATACTAATGCCCATTTTCCCAAGGAACGCAGAAAACCCCATCTCAGCCCGATTCTGTGTCATGCCCTGCGCGGCCATCACATCAGTGATACTCAGCGCATCTTTCGACGTTGAGGCCGATGCATCAGTCAGGCCGGGGGATTTTGGGGAGTAGTATTTCGGTAAATCTTCCAGTTTCATTTTTTGACCTGCCCTTCAAGCATTATGGGGTAAATCTTCACCCCCAGCCGTCCACCAGATACTGGCTTGCCACGTACAATATTGATTTCATCAAACTGCTCGTCATCAATAAGCACTCCCGCATGCGTCAGCGCATCCAGCGGTGCTTTCAGAATATTGTCCAGGTCACGACGACGCTTATCCGGTGGCTCTGCAATAATTTTTATTGCCAGCCGTCCGGACAGGCTTAATTTCAGCCGCTGCTGGCGAACAATAAGCGCCACTGCCCGGCGATAGCGCTTTCCCTCCTCCGATATAAAATATGTGCTGCCACGGCGTCGCCAGTAAGTGTTCACCGTCGGCGGGTAAGGCAAAACAAATTCTATGCGCTCGGTCATTTATGCTTTCCACTTCAGAACACCCGAATTTCTCGCGTGCATTAAAAAACGAATCAGCAACAACAGCTGACTGCCGTGTTTCTCTTCAAAATCTTTTACCCCGGCGTGTAGTTCGTTATGGCATTTACGGCATAACGGAATAACAAACAAATCGTCAGCCTTTGTTCCCATACCTCCCAGTCCATGACCAATGATGTGATGCGGATCATCTGCCTGATTGCCACACGTCATGCATTTCTGCGTTTTTACCCAGCGCGTGTATACAGGCATCTCTTCCCGTTGTGGTTTCTGGCGCTGGAGGTACTGAGCCGGAGACTCCGGATCAACGGCGATGCTTACTAACGTCTTTTCCTGGGGGGGATTTTGTTGCTGGTGGACGTGAAGTGGCAGCGCAATATTTTTTGTGCGCTGCTTCAGTATGCTGGTGGCGGCCTGCTCTCCCGGTATGATGTCGCTCTCACGGTATACGGAGCGGATTTTTTCCGCTGGTAATCCCAGCGAACGACGCACTACTGCCTCAGGTAGTGCATCCACCACCTGATTGCAGACCGCCCACCAGGATAATTCGGCCAGCGATAACTCCCTCTCCTGCGTACTGCTTATTGCGTGACGGATGACGTCAATCATCCAGGCAACCAGATTCTGCTGAGCAAGTTGATCGAGTGATTCTGATGTCTGGTCGCGCAGCTGGTTGTCACAGTGCCAGCACAACACCATCGCGCCGGTACCGTAACGGTGAATGACGGTTTCGCTGTGATGATAATCACCGTGTGGCCACTGGCAGGATTTCACGTGACGTAATAACCAGTCAGACAGTGCACCTGCACCACCTGCTGCACGAATAACCCGCTCATCGCTGAAAAATGGCAGTAATGTTTTATCCTCTGCCAGCGGCTGGCGAACGGCAGGAACGACTCCGGACGGCAGACCGCGCATGTTTTTCGGTTCCGGTTCCACCAATATTCTGCCGTTATGGAATGCTGACATTGATTCACGGCCCGGCTTAAGGAGCACCATCCCGAGTTCCGGTACCAGAACAGGTCGAAGTAATACCCGCACGTTACCTCCAGATGCGCTGCTGGAATGTGCGGGACGGACGCGGTGGGCGTTCGGAATAAGGGAGCCTGACGGAGATTATCCAGTGACGACGATCGAAGCTGAGATCTTTCTGAAACTCGTAACCACGTCTGCGGTAGCACTGGATCAGCCATTCGGCCTGTTCTTCAGTGCATGGGTCATGCTGGAACCAGTCAGATTTGAATGCATGAGAACGCCGCCCGTGCCTGCTGGCAGGGGCGGTGGAGTTATCCGAATTGTGTAATTTGGTATCTTGCGCCATCGGTTGTCTCTGCTGGCGCAGCAGGTGCCAGTTGTTCAGGCTGGCGTGCGGCAATATTGTCTCTGATTTCTGTTGTCGTCAACAGGCAGCGTGCTATCATCGAATAGTGTTCTATCCTACTCCGTGAGGTTTACCATGCGTACAACCCAACAATTCAGCATTACATTAACTAACGAGATGGCTGACATGGTGCGCGCCCGTGTGGCTTCCGGCGCCTATGCTTCAGAAAGCGAGGTCATTCGTGAAGGGCTTCGCGCACTGAATGAGCGCGATAAAGCAATCGAAGCGTGGTTAACGCATTCAGCCGCCCCCTCTCTTGATTCTATCCGCGAAAACCCAAACAACGGACGCTCCATTTCACAGGTTCGCGTCGCGATTCGATCCGGGAAGTAATCTGCATGACATATGAAGTCATCATTACTCCTGAGGCCGAACAACAAATAATCAACCTGCACAGATATATAACGGAGAAAGCAGGGAACATCATTGCTGACAATTATGCCAATGCGCTTCTTGATTATCTTGATGGGTTTTCTACATTCCCGCATCGGGGCAATAAACGCGATGATATTCGCCAGGGGATGCGGGTAACTCATTTCCGCCACAGAACGATTATTGCTTTTGCCGTTGATGGCAGAAAAGTCTTTATTGTCGGTATCTATCATGGTGGGCAAAGTTATGAAACCGATTTCTTATAAACTTTTACCCACATCATTCCGGTGTTAGAATAAACCGTCTGCCCCTCTCTTACTGCGGATTCGTAGGCTATATAAATCAAAGATCCCGGCTCATGTTTGTGGCGGGATCTTTTTTCGGCGATTTATCCCCAGCGGCAAATCGAATACACCACCAGCGCCACCGCCATTGCAATACCAACATTTGAGAAGGCCTCAGGCCAGCTCATTGGCGCACCTCCTTCGGCGGTTCTGGTAGCGGCATCCAGTGTGATGGTATCCACGACGCACCAGGTACTACCCACCCATCATTAGCGTCAGGATGCCCCGGGATGTAAGTCGCCCATTTCATTCGCCAGTCACCTTTCCTGTCAAACTCCCTGGCAACAAGAACGGCTGTTTTGGTATCCGGCATTCGCTCACTACAGCTTATCCAACCATCCGGAGTTACCGGCACTGGCTTGGCGGTATAAAGCGGTGTTATATCTGCCCGAAAATTACATGCTTTATGCAGCCGCACCCACCGTTCGACTTCTGCTTTGTCAGAATACATACCAGTGAACGTGTTATATTCACGGTCAATTTGCGTGAATGTTACCTTCCACGCCACCGGCTCTGCTTCCAGAGATGCCAGTGCGATACGCAGGGAAGCCAGGATATTCCCCTGGTAATCATCAAGCCCGAAAGGAAGCTCATCACGAACGCTTTCATAATCGTTGATAGCCTGCTGCAGCCATTCTCTTGTGATAGTGCTCATGATTCCTCTCCTTTACCGGCTGCGGCGGCGATACGAAAAAGTTTAATGTCGCCGCTGTCTGAGTTCTGCTTACTCCAGATAAGTGACGTTTCTCGCCCGCGCTCGTTGATATGCATGAGATTTCTTTCGTCTGTAAAGCAGGCAGGGATGAAAGCTACAGGGAGTGGATAGAGGGCAACTGCATCATCACCCCATTGCTCAACTGCATATTTCTCATCGGTTGTGAACCTCGACATGAATGATGTGACGTTAGCATTCCTCATCCATGCAACTGGCTTAACGTCCCGCGCCTGCAGCTCAGCAATCCGCTTCTCTGCTGCTTCCAGCTCAACACGCAGCTTCCCTACCGTTAGCGCAATATCCTCGTTCTCCTGGTCGCGGCGTTTGATGTATTGCTGGTTTCTTTCCCGTTCATCCAGCAGCGCCAGCACGGTAGCTGGATTGGCTGCGGCGATGAATTCAGCATTGGCCTGCTGTTCCATTTGGAAATCTTCATCGAAACCGCTTTCAGGATGCGCTCCTTCAATTCTGCAAATGGGAATATATCCAGCAACTTCACGATGAATTAGCGCATCATCACCATCAAATCGTCCCTCTCCATATTCGAGCGACCACTCGCCACACGTTGCTTTTTCTGCCTTAGCACGCAATGCCTGATAGTCAATCTTGCTCACTGGTTGCCTCCTTTGCGAAGCTCAGCGGCGAAGGCTACTGCGTGATCATGATGTTCAAGTGTGTATGCACACTCCGCAAACATCTCCACGCCCTGCGCTCGTACTTCAGCCAGGAAAGCATCGGTGGCAGGCATATTTCCTGTTGCCTTCATGGCCTCCAAAATAACCAGAACGCCATCTCTCCCAACCTCCTCGCAGATAACCTCGGTGTTGTCGCCAACAACATCGCAGAATGCCTGAACTGCTTTACGAGCAAGTGCATTCTCCGCCGCCAGCGCCACAAGATTAGCTTCCAGCTCTGCAATACGTTTGCTTTGGGCTTCCCGTTCATCCAGCAGTGCCTGTACTACTTCAGGGTTGAAAGCTGCAATAAATTCTGCGTTGTTCTCTGCATTTTTCTGGTCATCAAAGCCAGGCCATTTGATAATGTCTCCGCAACGTTCATCCCCCGGCGTATGCACCGCATATGTATCAGTGCCCGGCGAAATGAATGCGACCCATTCGCCCTGGGTTGCCAGTTTTGCTATCTCACGTAGCGTCTGATAATTAATTTTTCTCACTGGTTGCCTCCTGGAAAATAACCGCATGTCCCAGTTTCTCCGCCAGTGCCAGTTCTGCCTTAGCGCCTGCCGACCGCTGCCAGCCTTTCAGCATGTAAACCGCATCCACACAACGAATCATCGCCATGCAAATATCCATGTAATGTGGCTGAGTCAGCCCGTCCAGAAGTACTGCGGGATTTAATACGGTATGCCCTTCCTGTTTCAGTGCTTCTTCCGCCTTGTGAAACGCCTCACGGTTGAAATTTTCATATCCCGTCATCGGACCGGCGATATAAATTCTCACCCTCACGCCTGAACCCTCCTGTCGAAATAAACGTAGTTATTCACTGCGCCCAACTTCATCCCAAACTTTTCGGCAATTTCCCGTCGGGGTACGCCACGCTGATGCAGTTGCCGCGCCAGCTCAATATCACGCTGTGAACATTTGGCTGACTGGTGATAATCACCCCGTAACATCATGCAGATACCCAGTTCCCGCGCTTTCGTCCTGACGGCAGCCCCACTACGGCCAATCAGACTGCCGATGCTTTCGACTGTCATCGTTCCCGCACACTGCCGGAGTATCATGATTTCCGCCCAGCGCCACTTCTTCCAGCCACTCACCGCTTCTGCTCTCTGGTGGCGGTAATATCCCGGAGAATATCCCGGCACTTGTTAAGCTCCCGCAGAGCGGCACAGACTCGCTCCCACTTCTGCACATCACTTTTCGCCCGGCGCAGCTCGCGGTTAGCCACATGCAGCGATGGTAAAATCAGACCATCCGGATGTTTTCTGGTGAACGACGGCTGTGACTGCACTGTGACCGCCACACTTTCCGTTTTTATTTCTTCCTGTGTTTCTGCTTCCCGAACTGGTAACGCAACACCTGCTGGCTGAGGAAAGGCTTTACCATCGGTTTCCGCTACGGATGCAGCTTCCGGCTCTGCCGGTAAATCAGCGCCCGGTATGCAGTAACGAAATTTACCGCCCTGATTCACGCGAATCAGACGCCCTTTGCTGATTGCCATGGCCAGCGATGAATTCGCCCGGCGGGAGGTAATCCCGAACATCAGTGCCAGCTCATCCGCCGTTTGTGGGCCATGTTGTTCAATCGCCTCAGTCAGCATTTGCGCTGTCACTTTCGGTACCGGTGACACCGGTTCACTTTCACCAGCCTGAATCAGCCACCACATCGAACCCTTGTTATCCGCTTCACCGCGGCGCTTCAGTTTCCACAGTTCGTTGACCGCATCTTCACGGCTGATTCCAAGGCGGGCCGCCACTACCTGTGAAGAGGCTCTTTTCAGTGCTTTCAGGGCGTCAAATACGGTTTCCATTAAAATTTCCTCCGGACAAAATTACTTCACAACCCTCATATTGCTGACATTTGGACGCCAGCTATCCCAGTTAAACGTCACCCATCTACCACCGTTCATGGTCATGCGGTCCATAATCCTCTCACCAAGAAGCGTACTCATTGCGGCATGATTCAGGTTTGTTAACATCCCGACACTGCACAGTGATGCTGTCCGGCGATCAATTATCTGGTGCAATACCACCTGCTCGTTTTTCGTCTCCCGCTGAACGCCTATTTCATCCAGGACCAGCAAATCAACCCCGCAAAGCTCCTGTAAAAATTTTTCCCCGGATTTGCCGTTGTCGTAGCTGTCATGCAACACGCTCATGACGTCAGACACGGTGACGATAATCACGCTGCGCCCCTTCACCATCAGCCGGTTGCCCATCGCCGCTGCAAGGTGATTTTTCCCGGTGCCGGTTTTACCGCTGAACACAAAATTCGTGCACCCGGTCATCAGTTCGTCAGCTATGGATTTGGCCTGGCTCAGCGCGTATTTTTGCCCGTCGTTCTGCACCTGATAATTTGCAAACGAGCATTTGCTGTGCAGAGGCTGGATGCCCGAACGATTCAGGATTTTTTCCACCCGCAACTGGCGATTCTGGCGGTTAATCTCCTCGCTGCGTTTTCGTCCTTCAGCAAGTTGCCATTCCCGCCACTCCTCCACCGTCCGGTACGGTGGAACCGCCCCCTGTGGTGCAAGTCTGCGAATACGTTCAAGAACCCCAACTGCCGCAATTTTTTTCATGACACGTCACCCCCTGAATCCCGGCGGTATTTCAGTGTCCGGTTCAGAAATGTGATTCACGCAACGCTGCGCAGGCGAACGCCCCAGGCGGATAACCAGTTCATCCCATTTTTCCCGGAGTTTTGCCGGACTCATGATGTTTTTTACCCAGAACGAATCCCGCTGGAGACGCCCAAACATTTCGCAAATTTGTCTGTGAGTTCTGCCATCCAGCATCCGCATTGTGCGAACGTCATTGGCCCATGCTGTCCAGTTGGGTTCTTTCGGTCTAGTGATCTCGCCATCATCGCTGGCCGCCTGCTCGTAAAGACTCACGATTCGTCCCCAGATCCACTGTGCGCACACCAAATCTTCCTGACTTCCCCACTGGCGTTTTTTCGCACTGAACACAACCGCGTCAGGGTGTCGGGTTAAAAAATCCTGTTCAGCCGTCTGCGGGTCCGGTTGCGAAGCGTCCGGACAAGAAGATCTTTTATCTGACGGATCAGGTTTTAATACTGACGGATCGGGGTCAATCATCGCCCCCCTAATCGGCAGTTTTTTATCAACAGTTGATCCATCAAAATTTGACGGGTCAACCGTTGAGGGGTCAATATTTGACGGGTCAACTGTTAACGGGTCATTTTTTGCCGGGCTAATTTTTCTTTTCGGTTTATATGACTCACGCGCCGCCGCCGCAGCTGCTTCGAGTTTTTCCACATTAAGCCGATAGATATTGCTTACATTACGCCCACCGACCTTACGCTCTTCCTTCGTCAGCCAGCCCTCTTTCGCCAGTTCTGCAATAGCCGATTTCACTGTGGATTCACTTCTTGCACCGATCTGACGCCGGATAGTTTCAATGGCAGGCCATGACACGCCCTCGTCATTGCTGTAGTCTGCAAGACGGGCCATAACCGCCACCCTGGATAAGATCATGCCGGTGAAGGCGCACCCTTCCCAGACAAGACCATGAAGCTTGCTGCTCATAAAACCCCCGAACACCGTGCTTTTAGTGCATCACCACAGCATTCCCTGCCGGGCCGCCGCGATTCATCTGGTCATACAAAACAACCGCTGACGCAACAAAATCATCGACATCCTTCACCAGCCGATCCCTCCGTTCGACGATCTCACGGTAATATTCAGAACTGTGGCTGCGCATACGGGCCACCAGCAAAGGCGGCATCGCCTTTTCGATCGCTGGTAACAACGCCTGAATTTTTTCAACTGCATCAGGGGTGTCTTTCTCTACCCAGCGGAAAATTTTCTGGGTATTACGGGCCAGGGCTTCCGGATGGCTGTCGTCGTACAGTTCCGGGAACGTCATCCCCAGTTCGAAATAAGCCCGGGCTATTTCAGCTGCAGGTACTTTCTCACCGTCCGGATACGCCCAGGCATTCATCGCCATGCGGATGTGTTCATGCTTGATTTTCATGAATCATTCCTCATTTCGTGCGAGGTGTTATTCTTCTTTTTGTACAGCTCTGGGTTGTATTTCAATTCACCACCAGTAATTTCATCCAACTCAATTGCTCGAAGTTTTGGAATAACAGATTTCCACCGAACAACAGCCACGTGTGAAATTCCCAGAGCCTCAGCTACTAGCCGCTTTTTTTTGAAATAGCGTAGGACATCATCTTTAAACATAAATCCCCCCTGTAAAACCGAACCTAAAGGTAACAATAGTTACATGATAATGTCAACCATAGTGACATCCATTGGTAGTAACATTGGTTACATGAACACTACCATTAGCGAACGCATCCGAAAGCGTCGAAGAGACATAGGCCTAACCCAACAGCAGGTTGCAAAGGCTATCGGCGTCACCCGTGTATCCGTAACAAAGTGGGAAAATGGTTCAACAAAACCGGACGGTGAGAATTTACATCTGCTGTCAAAACTGTTTTCCAAATCACCTGAATGGATTCTTTATGGGAAAGATATTCACGATAAAGTCGATGATTTGCGATTGAATCAACTCCCCTACCTTAGTGACAACATCACCCGGTTGCCCGTTTTAACGTGGGAACAGGCTGGTTACTGGGATATGAGCTACCCAGTAACCGAAATCCCTGGTATTAAGAATTGGGTTGATGTCATGACAAAAACATCTGAAAACTCTTTTTTATTGCGCGTTGAGGGGGATTCAATGACAAACTCTAACGGTTTACCAACGATCCCCGACGGCTCCACGGTGTTGATCACTCCATGCTCTGGCAACATTGGGGAGATGGCGGGAAAGATTGTTCTAATCCAACTAGAAGGAATACCAACTGTAACACTGAAAAAAGTCGCAGTTGATGGCCCAAACATCTACCTACTGTCATTAAATCCGCTTTACAAGCCTATAGAACTCAATGGCCGCTACACCATTAAAGGTAAAGTCTCACAAATCCATCAATACTTAGATTGACCAAAAGCCCGCATATATTGCGGTTTTTTCACACGCCTTCATGTAACTTATGGAACCCATTGACTCAACGGGTAACTTCTGTTACCTTCATTGCGTACCCACCCCGTCCCACAGAACGCCAGGCAATACCTAGAGTTACCCGGCAGTGGTCAGGGGTTAAGTAGCCAGCCCGAGGCGTATGAACATGACGGCGGGAACACTTTGTATAACAGCGCAGCAGGTTTTTAGTTCCGCTACCCCGGCGTTAAGGGGAAATGAGGTCAACATGGATACGCTCAATCTTGGCAACAACGAATCTCTGGTATGCGGCGTGTTTCCCAACCAGGACGGCACGTTTACCGCGATGACGTATACCAGAAGCAAAACGTTTAAAACTGAAGCTGGCGCGCGTCGCTGGTTAGCAAGAAACTCTGACTAATGAAGTCTGGTAGTTAAGGAATCCTCCACGGGGAGAACTGGTGCACACGCGCCGGACACAAGCAAGCATCCGGCATGCTCTTTAACAATCTGGATATCCATAACAGTAACAATCTACAGATTGCCGTTCAGTTTTCTGGCCAACTCCTCAATAGATGGAGGCGATACATAATCCGGATTTTTATTCATAAGAAACTGATTTTCACAGTAGAGGCACCTGCTTTTATGAAAAAACTCATATTCTCTAACCGGGAATGGTTGAAGTATCGATACTATCTTTTGTCCAAAACATTTTGGACAAAGATGCATGATTATGCTGCCGCCGTTCACGGTTACCTCCTTCGAGTACACAAAAGTTCCCGACTCAAGTTGGTTAAGGATATAACCTTCCGTCTGAGCCTCAAAGTTTTCAAATTCTGCAATTTTAGCTTTGAGAGAAGCATTTATTTCTTGATAAGTGCTCACCAGCTCAACGAGAGACACGCATTCGTGCTGAATAGATGCAAGCTTTGAGTTCAGTTCACCAATAGCCGCATTTACTTCAGCTTGAGTTTTTGCCTCGTTCATTAGTTTTGCAATCTGAGCGGTTTCACGAATAGCCGTCATTGCTGCCGTTAATTCAGCGATCACATTCAATACTCTTATTGTTGTTGGGGATATCCAGATTAACAAGATCCTTGTTGTTGGGGAATAACAGGTCCACCTCGCCTGACGTGGTTAAAAGCAGGCACACAACACGAAAGCGCTCGGCGAAGTTAGTCTCTCTGTATATGTCGTCGTTAAATGTAATTCGATCGTGCGCTTCCGGTTGTGGCAATCCGCGAAATGGCGCGGCGGTAAGTATGGCTGGGGCTTCCTCCATTGCTCCAGAAAATGCACCGGGTTGTCAGGTTGACCATACACCTGAGTGACAACACCGCCACAACAACCTCTGTTATCACTTTTCTGGTGATTCGGCGGAAATGGATATCCGCCATTTTTAAAGTGTATTTTGTGATGCGGTGAATGCGGCTAAGCGCACGCGGAACAGTTAAAACAAGCGGTCTTTTACTGGCGTAACAGACATCAACTAACAATCCGGCGTTAATTGTTAACTGGTTAACGTCACCTGGAGGCACCAGGCACCACATCACAAAATTCATTGTTGAGGACGCGATAATGGAAACGTCACTACCAAACGTTAATACGTCTGAAAGGTGTTTTAATATTGGTATTCTGCTCAGTAACCGGGAGTTTACTGAGGACGCCATCAGGATGAGAAAATATGAGCCTTATCTTCTCAATGATAATTCCATACTCTCCAGAATTGCCCTTCTTGAACTTGGCATTTTCGGAGGGCAGCAGTGAGTTCAGCGTTTGCACTGATGATGACGGTTTTTCTTATAACAGGTGAGCCACAGAATGTGATTACCGGAATTTATGCCAGTAAAGAATCCTGCCTCCAGGCAAGAGACGAGCAAAAAATTTCTGGTGAATGCCTCCCGTTAAACAAAGTATCGCTGTACCTGAATAACGAAACACCGGCTGGATAACCCACCAGCCATATTAACGCCATACCAACGGATTAAAAATGCCAGCAATGGCAGGGATTCGTTCACCCTGAAATCTGTAATGAGGTTTAAACACAATGAGTAAAATATTTATTTGCGCCGCCATTCCTGACGAACAGGCAATAAAAAACGAGGGCGCTGTTGCTGTGGCCACTGCCATTGAAGCCGGTGATGAACGTCGCGCCCGCGCAAAATTTCACTGGCAATTCCTTGAACATTATCCGGCTGCTCAGGACTGCGCTTATAAATTTCTTGTCTGTGAGGATAAACCCGGTACACACCGCCCAGCCCTCGACTCCTGGGATGCTGAATATATGCTGGAAAACCGCTGGGATGAGGAGTCTGCTTCCTTTGTCCCGGTTGAGACTGAATCAGATCCGATGAACGTCACTTTTGACAAGCTGTCCCCTGAAGTACAGAACGCTGTCATGGTTAAGTTCGACACATGTGAAAACATCACCGTTGATATGGTGATTAGCGCACAGGAATTGTTGCAGGAAGACATGGCAACCTTCGACGGACATATCGTTGAAGCGTTGATGAAAATGCCAGAAGTTAACGCCATGTATCCGGAGATTAAACTGCATGCCATCGGGTGGGTTAAGCATAAATGTAAGCCTGGTGCCAAATGGCCAGAAATTCAGGCAGAGATGCGCATCTGGAAAAAACGTCGCGAAGGTGAACGCAAGGAAACCGGAAAATATACGTCTGTTGTTGATCTCGCACGCACCAGAGTTAACCAGCACCTCACCGAAAACTCAGCAGCAAAAATCAACCCTGTCACTACAGCCATTCGTCGCGAATACAGGCAGACATGGAAAACACTGGATAAAGAACTGGCCTGCGCCCTCTGGCCCGGGGATGTGGATGCAGGAAACATTGACGGTACCATCCATCGCTGGGCTAAAAATGAGGTTATCGACAAGGATCGCGAAGACTGGAAGCGTATCTCAGCATCAATGCGCAAACAGCCTGATGCGCTTCGCTATGACCGTCAGACTATTTTCGGCCTTGTTCGTGAGCGCCCGATCGACATTTACAAAGATCCCGTTGCACTGAACAAATACATCAGCGAATACCTAACGACAAAGGGCGTGTTTGAACATGAAGAAACAGACCAGAGCTCTGCTGATGCTATCCTGTCGTCAGCAGCACAAACTGATCCAGTGGAGACGGCGGAATCCAATTCTCAAAAAAATGAAATCCTGGTGGAAGCTGAACCATCTGTAGAGCGTGAAGGACCGTTTTATTTCGTCTTTACCGATAAGGACGGGGAAAAATACGGCAGGGCAAACAAACTTTCTGGCCTGGACAAGGCGCTGGCTGCCGGTGGTACCGAAATCTCAAAAGAAGAATATTTTGCCCGAAAAAATGGCACATATACGGGCTTACAGCAAAATACAGATACCGCAGAAGATTCAGAACAACCAGAGCCGGTAAAAGTTACCGCTGACGAAGTAAACAAAATTATGCAGGCAGCCAATATCAGCCAGCCTGACACCGATAAATTGCTTGCTGCATCACGTGGTGAATTTGTTGAAGGGATTAGCGACCCGAATGATCCGAAATGGGTTAAGGGGATTGAAACCCGCGATTCTGTGAACCAGAACCAGCCCGAATCGGAACAAAACGACCAGAAAGCGGAACAAAACAGTCCAAATGCGTTACAAAACGAGCCAGAAACGAAACTGCCTGAACCAGAAGTGCAACAAGAACCGGAAAAAGTCTGCACCGCCTGCGGTCAGACCGGCGACGGCAACTGTCCTGACTGTGGCGCGGTAATGGGCGACGCAACATACCAGGAAACATTCGATGAAAAAAATCAGGCTGAAGTTCAGGAAGATGATTCGGAGGAAATGGAAGGCGCTGAACATCCGAACAATGAGAATGCTGGTAACGATCAGCATCACACCAGCGATAGTGAAACTGGCGAGGCAGCAGAGCCCTTAATTGCGGAGAACGGTCATCACATTATCACATCCACCAGCAGAGTGTGGATTCACCTGTCGGTCGACCTTGAAACGATGGGAACAAATCCTGATGCGCCAATCAACTCTATTGGCGGTAAATTTTTTGATCCGGCAACCGGAGAGATGGGGCCTGAATTCAGTAAAGCTATCGATCTGGAAACCTCCGGCGGAATCATCGACCGTAAAACAATAAAGTGGTGGGCGAAACGATCACGCGAAGCACAATCCGCTATTTTTACCGATGAAATCTCGTTAGATGTTGCTCTCCGGCTATTCATAGAATTTATCGAAAAAAACTCCGGCGGGCGTTTTGTCCAGGTATGGGGAAATGGAGCCAACTTCGACAACGTAATTTTACGCCGTTCATATGAACGGCAGGGGATCCCCTGCCCGTGGCTTTACTACAACGATCGCGATGTACGCACAATCGTTGAACTGGGTAATGCCATTGGCTTTGATGTCAGAATGGCTATTCCATTCGAAGGCGTACCCCACAATGCGCTGGACGATGCCCGTCACCAGGCAAAACAAGTTTCAGCAATCTGGCAAAAACTGATCCCGAGTCAGGCTGATTTTTAATGTTCAACCCCGGTCGTCGTCCGCAAGCTATAGTGGCGGCGGCCATGATTAGCGAACAACGCTCATGGCAAGACTTATTCTGCTCACTGAGTGGGCAAAAGAGGAATTCAGTGAACCGGTCCCTACTCCGGGCACGTTAAGTAAATACGCTAAAGCCGGAATGATATTTCCTCTCCCCAAAAAAGTTGGAAGACACTGGCGAGTGGATCCTCGAGCTCGCTTTGTCGGAATGGTAAACAAGCCGGAAGTGATCGCCACAGATCACCCTGCTTTGAAGAGGATACTGGAAGATGGCGCGCCCACGAAAATATAAAACTGAAGTTCCGGGATTATCTCCGTATTTTGACAAAAGAAATAACAAAGTTTACTGGCGTTACAGGCATCCCATAACAGGAAAAAATCACGGGCTCGGCAGTATTGACCAGAAACAGGCAGAAGCTATTGCAGCAGAAGCGAACAGCCGTCTTGCCAGGCAACAAATGGAACAAATGCTCACTCTGCAGGAGAAAATTATTCGTGATACCGGTGGTTCATCAACCGTTTCTGTTTTTCTGAATAGTTACCGAAAAATTCAACAGGAAAGATATGAAAACGGAGAGATCAAACTCAACACACTGAAACAGAAAGCATCCCCTCTCAGGGTATTTGATGAACGTTTTGGTACCAGACCATTAGATGCCATAACCGTAAAAGATGTGGTATCGGTGCTGGAAGATTACAAGGCAAAAGGACATAACAGAATGGGACAAATTTTCAGGAAAGTACTGATTGATGTTTTCCGGGAGGCCCAGCAAACGGGCGATGTCTCGCCAGGCTTTAACCCTGCAGAATCGGCAAAAAAACCACAGGTACGGATATCACGGCAACGACTGACCTTTGATGAGTGGATGATGATTTATAATGCAGCGGAAAAGGATGGTTACTTTTTACAACGTGGTATGCTGCTGGCGCTGATGACAGGCCAGCGCCTTTCAGATATTTGCAAAATGAAATTTTCGGATATCAGGGATGGTTATCTTCATGTCGAACAGCAAAAAACAGGAACCCGGATTGCCATCCCTCTGGCTCTGCGTTGCGATAAATTAAATCTCACCCTGGATGATGTAGTGTCATCCTGTCGCGATTGCGTTCTTAGTCCGTGGTTATTGCACCACCATCATGCTAAAGGGACAGCTAAGCGCGGCGGGATGGTTAAGCCAGCAACGTTGACAGTTGCATTTAAAAAAGCCCGGGATTCTGTGGATTACAACTGGCGCGCTAATGGCACTCCCCCCTCTTTCCATGAGCAGAGATCTTTATCAGAGCGATTGTTCAGGGAACAGGGAATTGATACCCAAATTTTGCTGGGTCATTCGAATCAAAAAATGACCGATATTTACAACGATGTACGCGGTAAAGAGTGGAAAAAACTGGTCATTTGA